TACCGTACCAATAAAGGTAGTACCATTAACCTTTTCAAGATTAAACACTAGTGGTTGTCCTTTGCCAGCCGCACTAGCAGAATGATAATGAGGTTGTGCTAGTACAAGATAACTAGCAGTATCACCATAGTCGTGAGCCATAGTAAAGGTAAACTGGAATGAACCATACCCTCCTCCTACTGCACCATAAGTTACAGTAATACCTGCACCAGTCCAAGTATGTTCTCCATTACCTGTACTGAAATTTGTAAATCCACCAGTTCCTTTATACCTAGGACCACCACCAATAGCAGCAGTACCACCTGCTGTGCTACCATCAGAAACTTTTAGATTACCTGCACTAGGATCATAAAATAATTCTCCTGTATTACCAACAAAACTGCTAGCAGAAGTACCACCTAGTTTTTCTACGAATACTCTATTGGTTGTTGCCATTTTACTAGTTTATTTTTAATTATTTATCTGACATCTTCTGTTTAAGCATCTTCTGAAGTTCTGCTGTAGAACCAAAAAATACTGAATTATTTACTGTAGAAGGTCCTTTCTGAACTTTCTCTGTTTCTATTTCTTTTAATTTCTTCTGTGTATCTAATAACTTATCAGTTATATCAGCCACGTTTTTAATCAAGTTACCAGCGACTTCATACGCTCTTGGGTGGTCTGTACTCTGTGCAACTTCTAACGCACCCTGAATCGCTTCCTGACCCGTTTCAACCAACCTGTATAGTTGAGACCTACTATACTGATAATCATCAGTTACATCTGTTTCTCCTTTAGGGGTTATATCAGTGATTTGATTCTTTCTTGGAAGACAACCACCTTCAGGATTTTCAGATACCTCAACATTAAAGGTTTTATTCAATTTATCAAATGTATCAGCCATTAGTAATTAGTCCAACTTTCATTAAATCCAAAGTCATCACCAGCATCCATAAATGCATCATCTAATTCATTAATTACAGAGAACTTGTGATCGTTACCTGTTGGTTGTGTTGTGATGTCAATTGCATATCCTTGTCTAGCATAAGACTTAGATTTAGCAACTCTAAAGTTATCATTATCAATTTTAATTATATAGTAATTACTCTTATCTGTTAATCCACCAACAGCTGTACCAGATGGATCTGAGTTATATGTAACCTTATCCTGATTAACAAATCCATGACCTGCTAATGTAATAGTATTACTGGAAATATTGAAATTGGTAGGTGGTATTGATGTACCATCTCTATTTTGATCAGTCTTAGCAGCTGGTGTTGCACTGTATCTAACGTGTCTAGATCCTGTGGTCATTGCAGCACTAATATCAACATTAACCTTCTTAATCATCTCAGCAGTAGATACAGGTCCGTATAGATACGTCTTTGCTGTGAAATTAAGAGTATGAATTAATGTCCTTCTTGTGGTCATATCTGATTCATAATCATCATATATTCCAACATTATTTAAAATTATAGGTATATCTTTTTTCTCTCCAATTGATGTTATAAGATTAATAGTAATATTAAACATCGGTTGAAAATAAGGTAGAATCTGTTCTAATATCTGTACAGAGTCTTCGTTATTTTTACTTAAAATGTTTAATTCAAATTCACAGTTATATGGTACAGGACTGTATGTAGAGTAACTTTTGTCTGTATCACTAGTTTTTTGTGATCTTTGTATTTGTACAGGACCCAATTTTCTAGCTGGATCATAATTAATACCTTTCATTTCAAATGAAATTCTAGGTAATGTAATTTGTGTCTCAGCACGACCATCTAGTGAAGGTTCCGCTTCTATCCTTGCAAGGAACTTCTCTCTTGGACCATAGTTCAAAGGAACTTTAATTGTTTGTACTACATTCCCAGCACTATCAGTTCTTTGTAATTCTACATTGTTAAATATAGTTCCAAAACCAATAATAGTTTTTCTAAGAATTTCGTGATAAAAATGTTTTCCTAACATCAGAATACTCCAGAATTACCAACTTCACCAAATGGATTACCTTCTGTCCAATCAATAATTGAATCCCCTTGGGTTTCAAAAAATAGATTTTCAGATGAAGTTGCGTTTTCAATTTCTATGCTACTGAAACTATCTATCACAGTTTCAGCTTGTGATTCCGAACCAACTAAGGTATCATCATCAGAAAATTTACCTACTATATCTATAAGTTCTAATTCCTTATTGGTTACATCCCATCTCGCAACCTTACCTTTTGGTTCACTTGGAGAAGGAGCAATAATGACTCTAGGTGTTGATACATACCCTTCACCAGCAGTAGTTAAGTTTATAGCACTAATAGTTCCATTAGTTACTGTAGCTGCAGCAAGTGCTTGAGTTTTAGTTGGATCAGCAATAGTCACTGTAGGTGGTGACGTATAACCATCTCCAGCATTTGTAACTGAAATACTTGCAACAGCCCCAGCTGATAAATTTGCAGTTCCAGTTGCTTGTGTTCCACCAGATATATCTGGGGCAGAAAATGTAACTGTAGGTGCTGATGTATATGCACTACCTCCAGCAGTCATTACAACTGAACCAACCTTATTAGATGCACCTGTTATTGTACATACTGCTTGAGTTCCTTGGAATCCTGTTGGTACAATATTGATTGTATCTCCTATAGCATATCCAGTTCCAGCAGTGTGGATAGTTACAGTTTGAATTACACCATTACTTGCAGTAGCATTTACTTTTAGTCCTACTCCACTACCACTAGTTGAGGTAGGAATATTATTAATACTATCTGGATAGTTTGCTCCACCATCTGTTATGGTTAAGGCTGTAACAATACCATTTGTTGTAGTTGTAGTCGCTGTTGCAGTTTGAGCATCAGGTTTTCCTATAGTAACTAAAGGTGCTGTTGTATATCCAGTACCAGCTTTACGAATATTCCATGAATTTAATAAATTCCATGTAGCATTTGGTGCAGCTGCAGTTACATCTGCTGTATACTTAGTACCATATACAAATTCACCAAATTTAAAATTACCTCCAGCAGAAAGAATAGCTTCAGCTGCAGCACCAGTTCCAGTACCACTAATGGTTACTATGGGAGCAGTTGTTGTATATCCACTGCCAGGATTAGATATAGCAATAGAAGATACAGCTGTATTTGTTATTGTAGGAATTATATTCGTAGGAGGAACAGCACCAGCTAGAGTATTGAAACTTACTGTTGTATTTGATCCGTATCCAGTACCAGCTTGAGTAACATTAATATATTTAATTCCACTAGTAACTTTATGGACAATAGAGTATGCTGTCTCTGCAGCAATCTTATCTATTTCATCTAAACCAGTTTCTAGTCTCTCATCAGCAAACTCCATGAGTTCAGTGACAAGTGTAAATATAGGTACATCTCCAAGAGGTCTTAGAGGTGTTTCATTCTCTACAAATTTAATTTGGAATAACTGTTTTGTTAATGGGAAATATATTGCATCTCCTTCATTTGGTCTTTCAGCAGAAACAAGATTGTTTGATTTTGATTGTATTAAATCTTCCCATCTACGTCTTGATACAACAAATGTTGCTTCTTCTGAAATCCTTACACCAAACTTTGTTAATAATGTTCCATCACCCTCAAAACCATCATAGTTTTGCAGGTACATTTCTATCATATAATTCTCATCAAATTTAGCAAGAGTATCCTCTCTAAACAACCTATCAGTTGTTACCATTTCTCTAGGTAAGTAATATACATCTAGACCATAGATCTGCATGGATTCAATAATCAAATCCTCATACAGTCTTTGTTCAGACTTAGTACCTATAGTAAAGAATACATTCTTAGCCATATCATCCCACGAAATCTAATGGAGGTGTTTCATATGTTGATAACATCTGTTCCTCAAGAGTAGTTAATTCTTGGGTAGCATCATCATATATCTGTCTACCATTAAACTCGACTCCGCCAGGCATTTTAATACCAGTAAATTTAATTAAATTTTGACCCCACTGTTTCTTTATCTTAGCAGTGGCATATTTCTTTACAAATCTTTCGTTGTAGACTTTAGTGAATGTTGTAGGATCTACTGCCCTGTAACAATCAATGACAATATAATCATCTGCTTGTGCTAAATCCCAATCAATGTCAATATAAAGTCTATTAGTTACTTTATTAAATCTAATATCCTTATTACCTTCTATCAAGAAATTCAATGTTTCTAGATATTGTAATGTGATCTCCATATTAAGGATATCATATGCATAAAAATTATAGAAATCGTTCAAAAAGAACTGATATCTAAAACCAAACATATTATTAACCATAGTGTTAGAGACTTTTTTAATTCCCTCTACACCAAGAATATGATCTGGTATTGTTAAGTATCCTCTTCCCTGTTCAAAATTGAGGGTACGAGAAGTACCAGAAGCACCATCATTATTATCTGTAGCAGTAATAGTTTCATTTCTGCCTGAATTGGCACTTCCACCACCTCCATTCGTAATGTCATTTTCAGTGAGTTTGTACTTTAAGTACATCCTCTCAACTCCATCATAAACCCGCTCTTGAAAAATTTGTATAGTGTCGTCAATCAAATCATCAACTTGATCTTCATCGACATTAATCTCTATGACAGGTTTACCAAGCTGTCTTAGACAATATTCTTTAAGAGTGGCTTTACTATTTGGACTTGCCATCGGGTTCTAAAATCTCGGCGGACTGATTTTCATCATCTTGATATTTTTTCAATTGTTGAGTCAAATAAATGATCTTTGACTCAAACAACATATTTTCTCTAGTCAATTGATTTACTTTTTCACTCATAACTTGCATGAGTGTATTTGCTTCATCAGGGGTCATAATTACCTCACTTT